GCGCGCGCTGGGCCATCGCCGAGCAACTGCACGGGCACGGCATCCACAGCGACGACATCCCACGGTTGCACCGATGGATCGCCTCAGGAGAGCCCAAGGAAGGGCCACAGCGCCGCTATTTGGCTGGGCTGCTGTCGAACCCGGAAGACGTAGCCGAAGCCCTCAAAACGCTCGACAGGCACGCAGAGACGCGCGGCAACCAAGACCGCAACGGCATGCAATACGAGCCGCAGCCCATGGAGGGGGAAGACCCGGAGCAGTTCTCCGTAGAACGCGACGCGCAGATTGTGTTCGGGCGCATCCACGGCGACCACGCGTCAGCGGAGACCGTGGCCGCAGAAATGGGCTGGAAGCTGGAACAGGTGCAGAGCCTGTACACCATGGGCGCGCAGCTATACGGGGGCGACCAATGATGCCCGAACGCCTGCGGCAGATCCTGGCGACGGGCGACTGCGACCCGCACGAAGCCCGCAAGATGGCCAAGCTGCTGATGGACGCCAAGACGCGGGCCGCTGATGGCCCCACCAGCCACAAGGCTGCGGCGTCCGTGCAGAACATGACCCGGAAACGCAGCGACGTCATGTCGGCATTCCGACGGTTCGGAGACCTGACCGACGAGCAACTGCGCGACGTATACGCCACCATGGACGGGGTCAGCGATCAGAGCGACTCGGGCCTGCGAACTAGGCGCAGCGAGTTGGTCCGCATGGATCTGCTGCGCGATACCGGGCAGGTGCGGCGGATGCGCTCTGGCCGGCAGGCTGCTGTGTGGGGCTTGGCATGAAGCGCAAGAAGCGCAAGAAGGCTCCACAGGGCAAAGGGCAGGACCGATACAACAAGCAGCACATCCCGCTGCACATTGCGGAGCAGATGCTGCGACTGCGGCTGCAGCTCGAGCTCGTGCCGCACTGGGAACGCCAGCCCCTGCTCGACAAGATCGAGAGCCTGCACCGACAAGCCAAGGCACTAAAGCGATGACCACCAGCCCAACGCAGCGCGCCCTCGCCTTGTGCCGCAAATACGGCTGGACCGCTCAGGTAGTTGAGCGGTGGAACCCGCACGCACGGGTCCGCCAGGATCTGTTCGGCTGCATCGACCTGATCCTGTTGGAAGGCCCGCAGACTGGCGTGGTCGGCGTGCAGGTCACCAGCGGCAGCGGGCACAGCGCGCGGGTCCGCAAGTCGCTGGACGAGCCGCGCGTGCGCCAGTGGCTCGAGGCTCCGGCGCGGTTCGAGGTCTGGTCGTTTGCCAAGCGCGGGCCAGCAGGCAAGCGGAAGCTGTGGACCCTGCGAGCGCAGGCGATCGAACTGGACGGCGACGAGCTGCGCGTGGTCGATATAAAAAAGCAGCCGACGGACTAGGCGTTCCGTCGGCTGCCAGTGGCGTCAGCGTCTTGCAGCAAGCCCCGAAAGGCTGCCGCGCTGGTAGGGGGGGGAAGGGTTGCGTCCGGTCAGACCCTGGGCGACGCCACAGGCGGATGCTATCGAGGCCCGACGCTAATGTCGAGGACCGTGCCTGCCCATTCTTGTGGAAAAATGACCTCCGCGCGCACACGCCCAGCAGGGCCAAGCAGCTCGGCGCGCGGCTCGTCATCTACTGGCAGCAGGTCCACGATCAGACCCACCAGCCAGACCCAAAACAGCACGCAGCAGGTCAGCAGAGCCGACCACACGACGAACCGGCTGGGGTAGCGCATCAGACCGGCAGGGCCTTGGACATGACGCGGCCCACGGTCTCGGTGACCCAATCGGTCACAGCCTGCACGGCGTTAGCCGCCTCGGCTTGGCCGATGTTGGCCAGCGTCGCCTTGACGATCGCGACCTCGGCGGCGGCAGCTTGTGGGTCGGTCAGCGCAAGCATGGCCACGCGGCTGGCGTCGGACGCCATGGCTGCCAGCATCTCCTGCTTGGCGGGGTCGGTGACGGATGCCTTCAGCTTGTCGGCGAGGGCTTCCACAGATTCGTTCAGGTCGCTCATTTCTTCTTGGTGTTGGCTTCGATGCGAAGCTGCCAGGTGTCGAGGAGACGCATGCGGGAAGCCTTGGACGGAGCGTCGAGCGCCTCGTCGGCTTCCACGTACGCACGATACGACGGCGCGATTGCGTCGTAGGTCAGTTGGTCGGCCTTCACGTAGGCATCAGCAACGCTTATGCCTTCGCAGCCGGTAAGCAGCGCCAGAGCTGCCAGAGCGCAGAGCTTCTTCACTTGGTGTCCTTCTGTTTCGGGGTGTCGGGTTTCTTGGTGGGTGGCTTCGGAGCGTCGTGCCCGTTGCCGTTCGGTTCTTCCGTCGGACTGCCCTCGGAGATAATCGAGCGCAGGTTGGCCATCAGACCCGTCACCAGCAGCGTCAGCAACGCCGAAGCGACCGAGACCGACTCGTCGGGGATCGCGCCCGTGCCAAGCATGACGATGAACCCGCCGATCAGGATGCACAGGATGAACGGCGTCGTTTTGGCGAGGTTGAGTCGCGCGGCCTCCGTGGCAGACGTGTTGAGTTTGATGCGTGCCAGCTCGAGCTGGATCTCTTCGCGGCGCATCTCGCGTTCGGCCTGCTTCTCGGCTTTCTCACGAGCGACGATCGCGTTGTATCGCGCCTGCGCTTCCTTGGTCTCCTCGCGTTTCATCCGCAGTGCGGCTTTTTCGTCTTTCACGATGATGGTCTGCGGGTTGGAGGTTTCGGGGTTCAGCTCGTCGTTCTTGGCCATGGCTAGCTCATAGGTATTTAGTCAACAATGCTGCCGCCACCGGGATGGCTCCGCCGATCAGCCCTGCCAGGCCGCAGCGCACCTCGAGAGACGCGATCTTCTTTTCGATGTCGAACAGGCGCGAGTAGAGCTCGCGCATCTCGCCCTTGAAGTTGCTGCGCTCTTCTCGGATCTCGGTGGTGAGTCGGTCGATGCTGCCCATAACCAGCCGCCGGTATTCGTCCCAAGTGTTGCCGTTCGTGTCGTTCATTGGATCAAGTCAGGCGGACGATTCGCAGCAGCGTGCCGTTCAGCACTAGGTTGGCGGTGCCGTCGGCGTCGGCCTCGGCTTGAAACTTGAGCTTGTCGCCGTCGCTAAGACTGAGCAGCGTGCTCAACGTGACGGTGCCCGTGTTCTGGTCCGTGTCGCGCGAGCTGTAGTTGCTGGCCGTGTGCATGCTCTGCCGCACAAACCCGCTGCCCGTGTCTAACCACGTTCGGCAAAACGCTTCCACGCGGTTGTTGCCGCTGATGCGGAACGAGCAGTCGATCAGATAACGACCGTCGGCGTGGATGTTCACGATCGTGGCGTCGCTGGTGTCTGTGCCGCTGTCCTCGTCGTCGATTAGGATGTTGCCCGATGCGTCGGTCAGCGCATCGCTCGAGGCCGTATCCCACGAGGCGTACACCGTTGTATTGGCGACGGACGCGGTGGACGTTCCTACGGCGAGCATCGTGCTGGCGCTGTCGTAGTAGAAGCGCATGCCGTTGTCGTCGTCCTGCGTGATCCGCACCTCGACGCCTGTGGTCGATGCGCCGACAACGTTGAGGAAGTCCCGCAGCAGCGCCACCGCTTCGCGTTTCGTGTAGTCAACCATCAGACGATGAACTGCGCCTCCGGGCTGTCGCCGTGCTTCCCGATCTGCTGCACGCCGATGTAGTAGGTTTCCGACGATCCTGGCGTGTAGCCCGCCGCCGTAGCTCGAGCGTCGGGCCAATCGAAGAAGCGGTCGCGCAGCGTGTTGCTGCCCGTGCTGGGGTCCGCCTCGATGACAACGCTGTCAACCTGCACGTCATACGCGCCGTCGCGGTAGAACTTGATGCGGTAGCCCTCAAATGGCTCGTCCATCGTGTGCGGCGGCTGCGTGCCTAGCGGCAAGACCGCGCGTTCCCAATGGACCGGACTCTGCCCAGTGCCTGGACCTGCGTGAATCATGAACCGCGTCACTGATGTGACGCTGTTGTATGCCTTTGTCGCGTAGCGCACAGGCAGCGGCAGCACGTTGCGGAACGCTGGCGAGCTCACGGTCAGCTCGTCAACGGTGGCCAAATCCGCGCCCGATGGCACAACCTTATACTTGAGCGTGCTGGGCGTCGGCCCGGCGAACTGCCGGAAGAACAGGCCGCTGGTGCTCTGGTTCAGCAGCACGATCGAGCTGCCCAAAGCTTGCGCGATGGGCGAGGTGCCGCGCAACCCGCGCAGCCAGCCGCCGAGCGTAAACGTCAGGTTGCCGTTGTCGGTCACCGTCGTAAAAGCAGCGATCTCCACCGCGCCCGTGCTGACGTTTGTGATGGCGCACCAGTTCTTGCCCGCCTCCGCCTGCGCCTGCGTGCATGCTTCGATCGTGTCCGTGCCTTGGTTGTCCCAGTAGACGTCTACCGTTTGGCTACGGAGCGAGACCGTAGACGTGCCGTATGCCTCGCTAGCCGTCTGCGCCGACAGCGTGCCCAGCGTGTAGGCCAACGCCGCAGATCCGCCGATGCTGCTCACGGGGAGGTAGCTGTTGCCATCTTGCGACTCGTAGACGGTGGCGCTCTGTAGCGTGCCGCCCGTCACAATGACCGCCAGACGGATGCCCGGCGTCGTCACCTCGGCGTTGCTGATGCCAGGCGCGTCGATGGACAGCGTGGTTACGGTGGCAGGCGCTGGCGTGCTCTGTGGCACGATCGTGCTGGACGATTGCACCGGGCTACCTGCGACCGAGACGTTAGTCTGCTCGGCCACGGCGGTGATGTTTATGAGGAAGTTCGACCCGATGTCGCGCTGGATGATACGCGCCACGACGGTGGTGCCCTCGTCGTCGGTCCAGGTGACCAGATCGTTCTCGAGCAGGTGCAGGTATGCAGCGGGCAGCGTAAACCGATACGTGCGCCGGTTGATCCAAGCTCGCCGCATCATCGTCGTGGTCAGGTTGCGCGCCTCGCGTCTCGTCAGCACCATCGAGCTCAGATCCATGATCTGCTCGTTCGTGTGGTCGGTGCCCTCTGGATTGCGTAGGCCGAAGTGCTCGAACCCGATGGCAAAGCCTGCGTCGGGATCTTGGAAGCGCAGGCCGATGCTGGTGGGCATGTCGGCCTGCGGCTTGTCTTCCATTTGCACCTTGTCGTAGGGCATGTCCTGCCCTTGGATGCGCGTGCCCAAATCCGAAAAGGTGCTGCCGTTCTCGATCTGGACGCTGTCAGCGTTGTCTACGTCAAACAGGCAGACAACACCGTCGCGGTCTTGCGCCAGGATCTGGCCGGCCACAAGCAGCGGCTGCACCTGCGACATGGCTGGCGCGATGCCACGCACGAATGCCCCACGAAATGGGCGCTGCGTTACTTGGCTTGGGTCGATCTGCGTGTTCTTCAAGTCGCCACGCTGTAGCACGACCTCGAGAGCCTGCGGCCAACTCATATCATCGTCAATGTCCAGAATGGCCTCGAGGTTCGTAGGCATCTGGTCGCCGAACACGCTGACGTAGAAGTCGCTTAGACCCTGCGACGCCATGCCGCGATAGTTGGACGTTTTGTCGCTGCCGATGTCGGTAACCAGAAGCGAGGGCTGCGTCTGGCTGTCGTCTCCGTCGTTGTAGTTGGCGACCGCGTCGAAGTCCTCGGGGAAGATGCCCGTGGTAAATCGCTGATCCTCGGCAAATACCAGCAACAGCTCGCGACCGCTTAGTGCGTCGATGTTGCCCCCTGTAGTGCTAAGGACCGCCGAACCCGCACCAGCCTCGGCATCGTCGAGGGCTTGCGCCATGTCTTCCAATTCAACCGTCGCGCCTGCGCTGAGAATCCGTCGGACTCTTAACGCTAACGGGGTCGTAAAAAATGCACCGCCCGTGCTCAGTTGCAGCTTGGCATTCAGCAACAAGACGCGATCCTGCTCTTGGAAAACGACACCAGGATCCACCAGCGAGCTAGTCACATGCTGATACGTCAAAGCAGACGAAGGAAACGCATCGGCCTTGACGGTCATCGTCGAACCGCCCAGAGCGTCGTCCGCGCGTTTGACGCTGGCCGGGCTGAACGGCGTGCCGCCCGTGTAGCTCAAGCTGGTCACGCTCTCGCCTGACAGCGGCGCGACCGTGAGCGTGCTGCCTGCGGTCGGAGTAGCGGCAGTGATTGCGGTCACCTCGTAGTGCTTGCCGTTCCACGTAGTCGGGCCTGCGACGCGCACAAAGTCGCTAGGAATGACAACGTCGCCGACCTTGAACGTATCGCGGAAGTCGGGGTCGTATTCATCGACCAAGCTAACCACCACCGAGCTGCTCGAGACGGCTGCGCTCAGGTTGGCCGTGGTCACGCCAATCAGGTTCCGGTCGTTAAACAGCAGCAGTTGGCCGTTGCCGATTAGCTGCAACAGGCGCGCGGTCTTGCGGTCGTTCAGATGCACCAGCGCGTTGACGTATACGCGCTTGAGGCTGACATCCGTGCCGCCCTTGCTGCCGCCCCCGACGCCTTCTTCGCGTGCCTTGCTGCTCTGATACATGACGTGCGACGGCACGCGCATGCGAGCTCCTAGCGCAAACACGCGCGGCGCTCCTGGCCCTTGCTCTGTCAACGGAAGGCTGGCCAGTTGCGGCAGGCGGCTCTCGTCGGGATCGCCTGCGAGCGCCGGGTATATGTAGGTCTGGTCTATGTAGGCAGCGGCTAGCCCGACCGCCCAGCCCACGACGGGGACGGTAAAGACTCCGGCTGCTGCTGCTGCTCCTACGCCTGCTGACGCCATGCGATCTCCTTAAAGCACCAGCCGCGCACGTTCTCGCGACGCCATACAAACTCGACGACGCGGTTGCGCCGCGCATACGCGGTGACGCACAACGTGCCGCCGTCGATGTCATGCAGTGGCACGACGACATGCCGCGCGCCGCCTACGAACGGAACCTGCCAGATGTGCGCGATCCCTGCGTCCTCGACAGGCTGGCAAAAGTCCGAGAGGCCGTCGATCAGATCCTGCTCGCTTGGCTGCGAGCTGTAGGTGGGCGTCGGCTCGAGCTCTGCGCCCGCTTGCACCGCTGCCGCATACGGAACGCCCACACAATCGACGCCGCCCCCTGGGCTGCGTCCTGCATGCCTCACGGAGCACCCGACAAGCGAGCGCACTGCGTCGGCGTATGTTTGCCAAGCAATCATTCGATGACAGGTTCCCTGATGTTGCCTGCGCGCGGCTCGAGGTCGCTGCCGCCAAAGTTCTGCTGGTTGCTAAACTTGTCTTTGCAGGTGTCAAACAGGCCGTTGCATCCGGGCTTCACGGTGCCACGGTCGCCCACGGCCATCGCTTGCAGCGTCGGGATCAGCAGACGGCATTCTCGCGTGCTGTAGGTGAACCCGACGATCGGGCTGACCTGCCCCACGTTGTTGCCGGTAGTCCAGACGATGCTGCCGTCGCGGTAGTAATCGTCTACCTGCCCAGCAGACGGCGGCGCGAAGCTGGCTGTGGTGAACCGCACCGTCATGTAGGCATCGGGCACGGTGTCCACGATCGCCGTGGCGATGGTCGTGGCGCTGATGTCAGCCTGACAGAACCCGCCGCCCAGCTCGTACTGGCAAGTCTCGCTGAAATGGCCACCGAAACGCCCGCCGGTCTGGCGTCGCAGTTTCTGGGTGACGCTCTGCATGGTGCCCACGAAGTTGCTGCCGTCGTAGACGATGCGCGCGATGATTCGCTGGTGCCTGCTGTAGACGATGGCGGGCTTGCACCAGTCCACGACGAGCAGATGCACGGTCGCGCCGCGATACTTCTGCTGCCGTAGCTGTGGCAGCGTGATGCTTGTGCCGTCGATGACGCCGCGAACGTCTTGATCGCCCGCGCGCAGCCCGCCCTCGCGACGGTCGGCGCTCAGACTGCCCAACACGATCGGCAGGTATGTCTTGCTCTCGACCGTTAGCTTGCGGTCGTGATCTGTGAACAGCAGCTCGCTGCCATCCAAAGCGACGACGCGCAGGCAGTGCGCCAGATGCTTGCCGCGATGGTATCGCAGCAAGTCCTCGGCCATGCGTCCCGGTCGCGTCGTCATTAGATCGTGCCCTCGCTGCCGTCGATGCTACCCGCCACGGCCTTGGTCAGCGTCACGCCCGACGCCACCTTAATAGCGAACCCGGGCTGGCCGAACCCCGCCGTGCTGTCGCTTGCTGCGCTGCCAGCTTGGCCAGGGTCGCCGCCTGCTCCGCCTGTGCCCGCTGGCGCTCCGTTGCTGGTGCCGCCGCCCTCGCCCGCATGGTTGAGGAAGCCCGCTAGGCCGTCGCCACCTGAGCCAAACCCTTGGTTGGTTGGGAAGCCGCCCGCTGGGCCAGCCACGCCCTTGCGGTGGCCAGCTCCGCCGCCGCCTCCGGGTCCGCTGATAGCTCCGACAGCACTGCCGCCGCTGCCGCCGCCGCCGCCGCCCTGCACGCGCCCGTAGTTGTACAGCACGGTGTTGGTTCGCACGTATAGGCCATCGCCACCGATGCCGCCCACGGTGACGCTGCCGACTGTTGGCGAGCTCGGCGTGCCGCCTGTGATCGGTTGCCCGGTGCCACCCTGCCCGCCACGGCCTGCGATATAGCCGTTGGCCAGCACGGTCAGGATGATCACGCTGCCCGCTGGAAAGGTGCCCGTGTCCAGAGCTGGCAGGCTAGTGCCGTTGCCACCGACTGCGCCAACCGTGGCAGCTCCTTGCGGGCCGACGAAGACGTTGACGCGCACCGGGTTGGTGCCCGCATATCCGAGGTCGTCGCACATCGTGCGGATGTTGGCGTCGAGGTTCACACCCGGGCCGAACTCGATCGTGAACTCGTCCACCGTGATCGTCTGCGCGGCGCTGAACGAGGCCGTGCCTACCTCGACTACCTGCCAAACGCCTGCCTGCGTGCTGTTGTCTACGAGGTAGAAGTGCGCGACCTCGTGGTTGTTCATCGTCAACAGCGCGCCGCTCGCGTTGTCTTTGATAATGACGCTGCCAGAGCCGCCCTCGTTGTTGCAGATCGTGTACAGCGGCCCGCCTGTAGTCAGCAGCCGCGCGTCGGGCATTGTCAGGACGCCGCTGTCGTTGGTGTTGTAGATGAAACGCGCCGCGCCAGGCACGCCCGACGGCAGCGGCAGGTTGCTTGTGCCCGTTGGCGTATACGTCCCGCCCCACATCTCTTCGACAGCCGTGCGCGCCACTAGTAGACCACCCACGTCGCCGTTGTGCTGCCTCGAGCCAGCGCCACGGTTTTGGTGCTGCCTGCGCTGATGGCGCTGCCGACGTTGGTGCCAGACTCGTCTACCAGTTGAAGCGTGCCCGACGAGCCAGTCTTGCAGTGGATGACGAAGATCTGCCCGCCGCCAGGAATGCGCGACACGGGCGGCAGGTAGACGTTCAGCGCAGAGCCGGGCGTGAAGCTGTGAAACATGCCACCGTTAAGCCGCAGCGTCTGCGTGACGGTCACCGCTCCGTGGTCTGTAGCTCCGCCTGCGAACCATCGCTCCGGCTGCTCGACCTCGCCCAGCACCTCGACGCAATCGAGCTGCGGGATGTCCCAGATCTGGTAGCCGCTCGCTTGCAGTTGCATGAACGCATCGACCTCGCTGGCAAAGCGCACAGGAACGTCGAACTGGCAACCCGCGCGGATGACCTGCCCAGCGGTTGGCGCGCTGCTCATAACCACCTCGCCGTTGCTCGAGACCGAGAAGGCCGACGAGCTCGCGCCGTCTACGCTGACCACGACCGTGCCGCTGACCGGCAGCGATAGGGTGCGCTGGTAGGGTGCGCTGCCGCTGCTGTCGTAGACCTTGATCAGTTGAAACGTGGTCTCGGTGCCGTCGCCCGTGCCGATAATCACGTCGGCATTGGTGGCCGCGCTGATGCCGTCGGCGTGCGTGGTGTAGTCGGCCCAGTCCTTGATCTTAAAGCTGTGCAAGCTGCCGCGACGACCTAGGCCGAACGCTTTGATCGCCTGCGCTTCTGTGGCCGTCTGTAGCGCCTTGCGTAGACGGAAGCGATGGCGACCCTGCGCCTGCCGCGCCACGCGGAACTCGTGGCCGCTGGCGGTCTCCTGAATGATCGTGGAGAAGCCCGCGCCGCTGATCGCTTGATACTCAAAGCCGTCCGGCAGGGATACGTCGTGAAATGCCATCTATGGTCCTTGGCCCGGCACGGCCATGTTGTCGACTGTGCCTTGTGTTTGCGTTGCCCCGAACGCTGCGCCGCCTAGCTGGCTGAACACGCGCTGCGCGCCCATCTGCGCGAACATCCGCACCAGCTCGGCCAGGGCCTGCTTGGCGGTCATTGTGCCCTCGGCCACGCGGAAGAATGCGTCGCCGATCGTCTGGCCGAACATCTCGCCCTGCGCGATGAGCTCCTGCATGTTGGCCTTGGCTGCCTCGGCTTGTGCGTTCTGGAACTCGAACGTGCCAGGGTCGCCCGCCTGTCGCATCAGCATCGCGCCTGTGCCGTAGCTCTCGCCGTATCGCACGCCGCCGCGCACAAACGGCCCTTCCGCCGCTGTAGGTCCGAAGGTCACGCCAGAGTCAACGCGCTGCGGGCTGTAGGCTGGCAGCGGGAATGCCAAGGGCGGCACAGTCTGCCCGCCGATTGTTCCTGTCGTTTCGAGCGTTTTGGCTTCGATCGAGAATTGCTTGTACAAAGCGCGCAGTATCGCTTGCACGGCTTCCGGCGGCACTTGTGTCTGCGCGAACGACGGAGCCATGACCGGAGCGGTAGCCCCTTGCAGTCCGGGGATGACCCGCGTCTCGCCAGTGGGTCGCAAGGCTGGCGTGGGCAGTGGCACCTGCAAGCCGCGCTGCATGGCCAACAGCTCGCCAATACTGCGGCCCGTTGCGCCTGCCATTTGTTCGTAGGTGCCTCCTTGGGCCATGACGTTCGCAGCTTCGCGAATAACGTTTTTAGCTTGTCCGGCTTCTGTTTGCTGTCCAAGGCCCAGCAATTCGGCACCTTGACGGCTGAGCTGCACCTTTCGCATCGAATCGGCTAGCCGCTCAAACTCGTCGGCGGTCTCCTCCGTCTCAGACCCAAATATAGCCATGAACGACGCAGCGCCTGCCAGCACCGTGGCGATCGTCATCAGCGGGTGTGCCTTCATGATCCCGCCAAGCTTGGTGAAGACGCTAGTCGCGCCGCCCGTGGCGCTGGTCACGCCCTTCATGTCTTCCTTAAAGCGTCCCAAGTCGAGCAGCGCTTGAGATGCCGCGAACGCAGCCATGGCAGAGTTGCCCGAGCGGAACCCGCTAGCCATGCCCTCGAGGCCGTGCGTGATGGCAAGCCCGCCGCCGGTCGCGGCAAACGCCGCCGACATGTTGTGGCCGGCCTGCTGGCCAGACCGGCCCATCTGCTCGACCTCGCGCTCGGTGCGGTCGGCCTTCTTAGCCGTCTCGTCTAGCGCCCTGTTGGCTTGCTGCAGGTTTGTCGTCAGCCCCCGCGTGTCGGCCCCGATCTCGATTATGGGCATCTCTGCGGCTCCTCTTGTCCTGCCGTTGTTCGGCGTTGTGTGCCAGCCATGTGCAGTCGAGCGCCCTTAGCAAACGGCACAGGCGCAGGCGCTGGTCGCCCGTATAGCCCGCGTCCTCGGCGTAGCTGCTCAGGTCCGACCACGGCAACCCGCCTGCCGACATGCCTACGGGTCGGCCTATGCTCACAAGCTGCCAGGCATCCCAGACTGGCTGCAAGTCCGGCCACAAGCTGGGCCGCTGCTTCCAGGCAGTCGGCAAGGGCTTCTTGTTGCGTTGTCTCCATTCTGCCAGCCTGCGTAGGTATTTCTCGTTCTGCCCGTGTCGCAGGTGCCACCGCAGAACGTCCGTCAGTTTCCCGCCGAATCGGCCTCCACGCGCACCAGCGCCGCCTCACGTTGGCTGCATTGGATCAGCACGAAGTCGAGCAGGTTGCGGAAGGTGCGATCGGCTAGCAGCTCGGCGGCTTTCGCTTGGCTGTAGCCCACCACGTCGCCCTTGAAGGAGATGTTTTGCCAGTCGCGCACGACCGTCGCGGCCAGCGCCTTGGCGCTTGTGCGAAGTTGCAGCCGCTCGAGCTCGTCGGCTGGCGTGTCGCTGTCGCGCATCTTGTCGCGATACGGCTCCTGCTCACGCTCGAGCTGGCGCTGGTAGGCCACGCCCATCGGCACCAACAGGATGGCGGCGTCGTCGGCCTCGGGCTGGTCTACCTGCTGCCCTGATAGCTGGCCGTCGCGCACAGACAAGCGCCACCAGATGCCGCCGTCGAGCTTGTCGGCGTCCAGTTGGATGCTCTGCAGATCCACTATGCCCACCTCTGCATGCGAACCGTGCAACTCTCGGTGCTGTTTAGCGTTGCCTGGAAGCTGACGCTGGTCATGGTGTCGGTGTTGCTGCCGCTGACGTCTGCGCCCGCGTCGCTGAACTTGACCGTCGGCAAGCTGAAGCTGTAGCCGCGCGAGTTGGCGTCGATCAGCGCAAACCACATCGCGCCAGTCGTGTTGTCGGCGTATGCCTTCATCTCGGCGAAGTCCTCAAAGTAAGCCTCGAACGACCCGGTGACGTTGAACTCGCCCTGCCGCATGCTCTGCGCGCCCAGCTTGCCTAGCTCGGTGCGCGCCATCACGTTGTTGTTGATGTTCAGCGAGACCGATTTGGCTGGGAAGCTGGTTCCTGCGCTGCGAATCTCTGGCACGCTCAGGCTGTCGAGCACAGGGTGCGCGGTCGCGTCGGCGTAGGTGGCGCTGGCGATAAACTGGTCCGTGCCAAGGTCGGTATCCTGGAACGTGCTATTCGCTGCTTCGAACGTCAGCGTGCCCGTCACGATGGCCTCGTCGGCGATTGTCAGGTCCAGCGAGTTGACCACGCAGCCCGTGAAGATCTGCGCTTTGTCTACGTCTAAGCGCGCGACCTCGATGGTGAAGCTGTCCTCTGCCGTGCCGTTAGTGCGGCGCGCGGCTCGCGTGATGGACACGCTCGAGCTGTCGGCGGTGAAGTTGGCGTCGGCCTCAACGGTAATCTTGGTGGCCGTGACCGTGGTCACCTTGTAGTAGCCTGCGTTACTTCCGGCGTCGCTAGTAACGTACACGATGTCCCCAACCACCACGCGATCGTTAGTGCGTGGATCGGTAGTGACTGTGATCTCCTTGTTGCTTCCGGCCAGCGTGACGCCAGAGCTGTCGGTGTAGGCGACGTTATTGCCGGTCTCGACGCCGCACATGGTCGCGCCCAGCAGTAGCTCGAGAGCATCGCCCGTGGGGCTGAACATCAGCTCGATCGGGATGGTGCCCGCCGCGCTCTTGCTCAGGCGCACAAGCTCCTCAACGTTGCGGTCGTCGTTGATGATGTTGCTCTGCGTGTAGCCCACGCGGTCGCGCATGGATTGGCCCGTGACCGAGAGCACCTTCATGGCAGGGCTGCTAGGCGTAGTGCCGAAAGTGCTCTCCTTGATGATGGAGACGCGCAGGCGGTTGGAATCGCTCATGGTTGGATATCAGCTCGGAATGGGATGTCGACGGTGCGGATGCACCACGCATCTGCTTGGTCTGCGGTGCCGATGACGCCCGGCGGCGGTGTGAAGACGATGTCGGGCGAAGTCAGGCGCACGCCACGAAATGCGGTAACGACAGCGTCCGCCAGCGTGATGCTAGCGCCGTCGCCCTTGGCGATAGGGACGAACAGCCGCGCGGTCGCCGTGCCCGTCAGGCGGTAGCGGACCGTGCCCATGCTGATCTGCTCCTGGTTGTCGATCGACACCATGAAGCGGCACCAGCTCGCTGAGATGCTCGACGGCTCTGGGCCGTTGTCATAGACCACGTCGATGCTCTGCCCGGTGCCGATCTGCGTGGCAAAGCGCGAGCGGATGGCCTGGAAAACGGCGGCTTGGCTGGTCATCGCACCCGCCTGTATTTGCGTCGGATCATCCGCACGGTGTCGCGCACGATCGTGCCCTCTGGTGCGCTCTTGCTGTGGCCATCCTCGAGCCTCTGCATGTAGGGCAGCAGGTTGGACACGTAGCCGATCATCGGCTTGTCGATCTGTGCAACACGCCGCAGGCCGCGATCAATGGTTTGCTGGCCGCGTGCATCGCGCCCGTCGACCTCGTTAGCGGGTCGCCTGTTGAGCGTCACCTGCCAATTCTTGCGCGCGTGCCCGCCCACGTATCCCTTGGGCAGCGGCGGCAGTCCGCGCCCTGCGCGCTCGATGTTGCGCTTCCACCGCTTCCGGTTGCCCACGGGCGTGCGCTGCACGACCTGCGTGAGCACCTCGGACAGGATGCGCTTTTGCAGCTTGATGGCACGCCCGAGGATCTCTTCTTCGGCGAACTCCTCGAGCTCTTTGCGGAACTGCGCGGCGTCAGCCATCAGGTGCCCACCTCGCCCACGTCGAGCTGATAGCAGACCACGCTGCCCAGCACGCTAAACGGCTCGCAGGCATAGCAGCTAAACGTGCGCCCGCCAGCCGTGATCCGTGAAGCCACGGTCGGCGTGACGGTCAGCCCGTCGGCGCTCACGTAAAAGGTGGCGGTGACGCGGACATCGGCACCCGTCTCTGCATATCGCTTTTGATCTGTTACGGGTCCGCCCAACGTCACCACCACCGAGGTCGCACTCTCGGACACGGTGCCGTTAACGTTGTAGGTGCCGACCGGTACCGTCAGCGTGCCGCTCTGGCCCATCTTGGCGATGGCGCTGGCGGTCTTCGCGCGGAACCGATCGGCCAACGTCATCGCGTCACCCGGTGCAGTAGGCCAGCGCCGCCGTCCGTCATCAGGTCGCGGAGCTTGTCGCGCACTTCTGGAAAGTCGGGAGACGTTGTCGCGCTGCCGATAAAGTCCTCGGAGATGCTGATCGCCCCCACGCTGATCGTGCTGTTCGTCACGTTCCCCTCGCCTGCCTTGACGTCAGGCCGCAGGGATGTGCCCGCGAGCTCGCGCAGCGCCACCTCGGCGGTCGCGTTAAGCAGCTTGGCCGGCATCTCGTCGTTGTCGTAATACAGCCCCGTGCTCGCATCGACCACGCCGCTGCGCGGGAAGTCCAACGCCTGCGTGTCGCTGTCGATGACGCCGCGCCAGCGGTTGCCGTAGCGTTCGCTGACGTAGGCAGTCGCGATCCGCAGGGCCTTCTCCTTGTTCGCCGTGCTCGCGCCCGTCCAGGTAGCGGGCGCGCCGTAGTTGTCGAAGTAGGTGTCGGCGTTGGCCACGCTGACGTAACTGTTCGCGTCGCTCTTGCCCGTCCCATCTTCCACAACAAACGTCGGCATTTTCTACAGCTCCTGGGATTAAGCCCAGCCACGCGAGACCCACGCGCAGCCGGGCAGGTTCCGGCGTTAGCCGATGACCTTGACCACGCCCTCAGGGCGCACGACCTTGGTGCCGTAGAGCGCGTCGATCGACCAGCGATCGCGCTTGTGCTCACGGGTGACCTCGAGCCGCAGCGACAGGCCCGAGACCGGGTCGCTGATCGTCTGCGACGCGATCGCCGCGTTGCTCGCTTGGAACGGACGCGAGACGAACACGACCGCGTCGCGGTGAAACGCGACGTTTCCGGTGTTCGTTGCACCCGTGCTGATCAGCGCGATGCTCGCGCCGTCCGCGACGTCTTCCAGCAGACCCTGGTTGAGGGTGATGCTGGTCACGGTCGAGCCGCCTACGGTGCTTGCGACGCCGTAGTTGTAGCTGCCGATCGTCAGCGTGTCGCCCTCGAGGATGGTGCCCGAGCCGGTGTCCACCGTGATGGTCTTGTCACCCGCAGACGACGCGCCGTTCAGGTCGTAGTTGGCGTTAGCACCGCCAGCCGTGTGCGTCCGCACGTTCTGCGACATGACCCACGCCATGCCCATCTTCTGCTGCAAGCCCACGTCGCCCGACTCGAACGGGAAGCCCGTCACGTAGTCGCCGCTGGTGAACTGCTCAAGCGCCAGCAAGTTGGCCTCGGCGTCGGTGTCGAACACGCAGAAGCGATCGCCACGCGCGACCTTGTTCTTGTTGAGCAACTTCTGCGGCGCGGTGACGTCGGCGATCGCGTTAAACACGCTGGCCGATTGATCGTCCGCAAGCCCGTGACCGTTCATGGTGGCCTCGAGAATGTCGGTGTCGATCTTCTCGACGATCGACGCCAGAGCAGCATCGACGACGCCCGGCAGCTTGTCGCCTTGGACCTCCATCAGATCCTTGTCGGTCATGTAGAACGCGGCCTCGTTCCAGCTCGAAAGCGGGACGTTGACCGTGGACAGCGTGATGTCCGACGTGGCCGCAGGCGTTGCCGCAGCAGTCACTGCCGCCGTGGTGATGCTCGGCGGAATCGGGACATCGATCGAGCTGCCAGGCTGCGCGCCAAGCGTGTCAAAATCGCGGTTGACGAGGCGCGGCATGACGCTGTGCGCTCGCAACTTGGGAAGCATCAGCCCCACAAGCTTGGGGACGACGTTGGTAATGGTGTTCGCCATTCAGACTTGCGGGCCGACGACCAGAAACAGGCGCTGCCCGTCTCCTTTGGTGTTCAAGTTTTCTGCAAACCCGCTCCGACCGGCCCGGTCGTCGGCAGCCCGCTGGGCTACCGTTTCGGCGGCGTCGCCCGGTCCACGCTGTGGATCGAGCTCGACCGCGTCTGCGGCGCGCAGGTGCGTCTACATGACGCGGGAACCTGCGCGGCGGCATTGTATCCGCTAGGGCGTGCCGGGGTCAACCGGCGGCTTCTGGGCGGCCTTGCGTGGCCTGCCCGGCTTGCGCTTGGCTGGCGTGCTCGTTTGTTGGAACACGTAAACACGCAGCCCTTGGCGGCTGGTGCTGTGCCCGACGCAGTCCCAGTTCTCGGCGACGCTCGTATGCGTGTCCTTGTGGGTAAGCAGCCACAGGCGCAGCGGCTCCTCCTCGTGGGCCATCTCCGGCGACAGCATGTCGGCGAACCAGTAGCCGCTGCCGCTCTGGTAGACGCGCAGCAGCTTGCTGCCCTTGGGCTGCACAAGGTCCACGGGTCCGCTGTGATGGCGGAACTGCACGCTGTGCATTCGCATCATTCTGTCCATTGTGCCTCCCCGCGCGCGACCTTCTCGGACGCCTGCAAGAACGCCACCGGGTCTGACTGAACGTCAGCCATGCGGATGCGGTTCCCGCCGACGCCGCCGCCAGGCGTAGCTCCGCCGCCGTCCCCACCGTCAAACAGGTGCGGCGCATCGCTCACGGTGCGATCCAGCCATTCCTCGATGGTCAGCGACTCGCCGCGCTCGCCCACGTTGTCGTGCTTAGCGACCAGCGCATCCAGTGCATCGTTCGGCTCGAAGGTGCCCCCCGCCCTTGTGAGTAGGTCGGCACGGGCCGTGGGGCGTAGGCGCAGCTTCTTGCGCTCGAGAGCTCCCGCGAGCTGCTCGCCCAGGTAAACGCTGCCAAACCTCTGGCGCGCGGCCTGCTTGTCGTTCTCGGCCTGCTCTCGCTGCGCGTGCAGATCCTCAAGCTGGCGCTGGTATTCGCTCTTGATCGACTGCGTGCGGCGCTCGAGCACCTCGTCGAACTGCCCCGACTTGAGCAGCGCGGCCTCCTCCTCGCCCTGCGCCTTGTCCAGCATGCTCTTGTACTGGCCTCGGATCTGCTCCTGCTCCGTCATCAGCTCCTCAAGCTGGGCCTTCATCCGAATGTTGTTGTCGCGCATCTCGCGGTATCGGGTCAGGTCAACCGCCGGGCTGTCGCCGGTCTCAACTTGGAGCTGCCATCCGTTGCCGGTGTCGGCGTAGTAATCGCGCAGACCCTCCGGGATCTCGTCCTGCGCTGCGTAGGTCTTTCTCAGCATCGTCTACCTCTTGGGCTTGGGTTTCGTGGTCGTGGGCTTCTTGGGCTTCTTGCCCTTCTTGTATTTGTGCATTTTTAAAGCCTGTCTTTCTGTCGTAATTCCTCCAGCGTCAGCGGCTGCAAGTCGCGGCCTAGCATCTGCTGCAAGGTGATGTCGCCGCGACGCCATGCCGCTGCCTTGGTCTTGCCCAGCATCTCGTTCTGCTCGGCCTGTGGGCGCGTCTGTAGCCATTCCTCGAACGTGACCTTGGCCTCGACCTGACCATCAAACGCCGCGCGCGTGCCCTCCGGCTCCTCGTCGAAAAACGGCACGGCAGTGCTGCGACAGTTGGGATGCAGCGGCGGCATTGGCCCCTCGCCCACCGGGTAGGTCTTGCCGTCTAGGCTAGCGCACAGGATGGTCGTGCGGCTGTCGAGCGTGGCCACGAAGCGCCACCGCTCAATGCCGAGCTCGCGGAACGTCTCCTCGCGCGCCGCGTTGCTCTCCGTCGTCGCAGCAGTCCGCACCAGCGTCTCGACGCCTGTTGCAGCCTTGTCCAGTATGCCCTCCTCGGTGCGCGATCCACGGATGCCGCGCACGATCTGATCGACGGTCTCGCCCTGCTCAAGTCCCTGCAGGATGCGCCGCCGCAGGCTGTCGCCCGTGGGCGCTTGCAGCATCTTGTCGAACCACTGCTCCGGCGTGTCGCCCATGACGCGCTGCTGCGACGGGTCTGGCGCTTGCACCAGCGGTATGGCTTGGTCGGTCGTGCGCTCGACGTTCTCGGCTACGAAGTCGGCCTCGCGCTGCCCCACCTCTTGCAGCCGTGCCTCTGTCAACTGGCGCAGCTCCAGGATGCCGCGCTGCAAGATCAGGTCGATCTCGTCTAGTAGTAGGGCGAGCTGCGGGTATCGCTCAGGTGTGACCTCGCGCCCGCGTGCGTCGATGCCCGCTAAGGTGCCCCCGATGCTGTCGAGCAGCGGCTCCACCACAAGCCTGCGGAACTGCTGCACGGCCTCGATCTGCACGCCGCGCACGCCTCGAGCCATCAGCACATCATGCCGATTGAAGCGCGTGAGGAACTCGCTGGCGCGCTGCTTGAGCTCGCGCCGTAGGCGAGCGCGCAGCTCGGGGTCGATCGGCGGCGGCAGTCCGGTCATGTTTCAATGCCTGCTCGCGGCGTGTAGATAAAAACAACGCGCCCGCACGTGTTGCAGCTTAGGTTGCTCACCATTCCGTAATCGTCTTGCGGTTCGCAGTCGTGATCGCCGCCATGAATTAGCTTGGCACCGCACACGCAGACGACATCGACATATGTGGTGTCCGTCATGCGTCAGCTCGGGGTTGCTGAACGAAGCGAGCCATCTGCGCCTCGAGCGCGCGCTCCTTCTCGTCTTCTGCGGCCTGTAGCTCGGCCTCGACCTCGACCTCGCCCAGCATGCCCAGCGCCTTGACCTGTGCCAGATAGGTGCGCTGGCTCAAGCGACCCTCGCGCACATCGGTCTGCAGCATCAGCAGTTCATCCTTGCGGCTGCGGCCCGGCGCGCCCATCTGGATGCGCTCACGCTCGGCGTCGTCGCTCACGCCAGGCGGCAGCATCTCGCCGCGTCGCAGGTTGTAGGCGTAGGTTTCCCAGCTAATCGTGCCCGCTTGCAGGCTCTGCGTCAGCGTGGCCAGCTCGCCCGACTCCATGCGCGACGCATCGAAGTCTGCCACGAGGCTGTATCGGATCTCCTCCGCCGTTGTCGTGTCGTCGTAGGCTGGCAACTGCCACGCCATCCACCGCTGCATGGCGCGCGTCGTGGCCTCGCTGACGTTCTCGGCGATCGTCGACAGCACGCTGCGCTCGCCCGCTTGACGCAGCCGCACAGTGCCCATCGCCTCCGCCGTCGATGGCTGCTCCTCGAGCATGCGCGCGCCCAGCACGGCCATCTGCTGCTCTTTGTCTTTGAGTCCTTCGCGGATGTGGCCAAGGCCCGCGCCGCTGAACTCCAAGTATTGAGCGTTAGCGCCCGGCTCTGGGCTGGCCCATGCGTAGCCGCATCCGACCATCAGCTTGGCACCTTCCTCCAGTTGGAAGCCTGAGACCCACGGCTGCGGGATCGCGGTCATGTGTCGGCCCCATTCCAGGTCCGCGCTGCCTCGGTAGTGCGACAGCATGACGTTGCACAGGCCGAGCATGGGCGCGGTCTCGATGTCCACCGACACGCCGCCGACGGCGTTGACGATGTCCATGGGGATCTCGTTCCAATAGCGCCCGCCGTTCTTGGTGGGCACCTTGACGGCGACAAGCTCAAGCTGGCCGCTACGCACGCCGCTGCCCTTCTTGGCCGACGCGCGCCAATACTCCTGCCAGTACACCATCTCGCTGGCAGGCGCAGACGCTAGCGCCTCGCCGCCCATGGCGCGCAGCGCATACTCGTGGTCGCTGACGAAGCCCAGCCGCAGGATCAAGAACTGCTCGCGCAGCTCGGTCTCGTTGCCAATGAGGTCGCCTTGCTTGGGCACCTCGTAGGTCTGGCGGATCGTCACCGTCGTCGGCACCTTGCGCCCGCCCATGTCCTTGCAGTGCCAGAAGACGATGTCCTCGGCCTTGAACATGCACAGATACGGCGGCAGCGTCGCATCCTCGCCGCGCTCGACCAGCAGACCGTAGCGGCCCACGCTCACGGCCTCGGTGAGCTGCTGCATGACGATGGCTTGCAGCCCCTCGTAGTTTGGCCCGGCGTTGTCCTCGAGCTGCTGCAGTTGCGCGTCGGGCACGCCCTCGATCGTAGGCGGGCGGCGCATGACGGCACCGACCAAGCCGGCCTGCGTGCGCGACGCCGCGCCGTAGAACGATGCCCGCAGCAAGTAATTGTTGTAGCTCTCGAGCGCGTAGATGTCGCCGCTCTCGCGCTGGCTGGTGAGCATCGGCAGGTATCGCTCCCGCTCGTGCTTGACCTTGTCCTCGCCCTCGATGCAGTCGCGGACCTTGCGCCACAGCGGCGCGGCAGCTTGGTATTCGTTGTGGTAGATGTTCATTGTCTGAATGCCACGGTCGTCGCGGTCGTGCGGTCTACGGGGAACAGGTAGGCGATCGGATAGCCGAATGCGTCCAGCAGGTGCGACATATCCTTCTGCACCTGTTTGTTGCTGTCCGCGTGCGTGTAGCCGAGCAAGTAGGCGCGCATTTTACGACATGACGGGGACAAGGTCACCCGCCCGTGGCGCATGGATCCGTTCACCGCGTTGATGCGGTCCACGATCTGCGGGTTCGCCCGTCGGGCTGAGATGGTGAACCCTGCCTCGCGCAGATAGCCGAACGCGCTCTTGCCGCCCGCCCCTGCGTGCTGGCGGTTCTGGCCGCTGGCGTCCGGGTAGATCCGGCGGATGCTGGGATACGTCTGGCGGATGAACGCAGCCGCCTGCTCGGCGTCGCAGTTGGGCAGCTCGTGCTCGGCAACCACATGCATGCGGGTCTGCGTGCGCCAAAAGACAACAAAGGCCAGCGGGTTGACGTTGAAGTCCATGCCCACGCAGAGCTCGGCGTCGGCGGGCTGCTCGAGCGCCACGCTGTGCTGCTCGGGGTCGAAGCTGTGATAGACGCGCCCGGTGGACAGGTTGACGAACTTGCCCTGCACGTATGCCTGCGCAGCGGCCTCGTCGTAGGTGTTGGTCAGCCGCTCGACGTAGTCATCCGGCAGCGCGCGGTTTGCCGTGCTGGCGCACTGCACCAGCCCCAGGTCGTGCTTCTCCCGCATCTCGCCCTGGAACAGGTCGTATCCCCAGCCCACGACGCCCTCGGGCGTGCCTGTGACGTTGATCTCCCTGTGCCGGGCGTCTGGGTGCCGCACGCGAGCCAGGATCTGCTCGAACATCTCGACGGGCTGGATAAACGGCTCGTCGATCCCAGCCGCTGCAATGTTGGCACCCTTCAACCGCTCGGGCCGCTCGCCCGACATGCAAAGGATGGTGGCCGTGCGGTCGCGGTAGCGGATGTGGAACCTGTAGGGCTGACTGCGGAACAGGTGATACGTCAGGTGCGGCTCGTTGCGGCTCTTGCCGTCGAGCAGCTCGTCGAGCGTCTGCACGATCGTCGTCAGCGCGAACGGGTAGCTGGGGCTGACGGTGACCACGGGCACGGGCGCGTTCTTGATGGCCAGCCAGATCATGCGCTTGGCCAGGGCCAGGGTCTTGCCGCCCCCGTAGCCGGTGACGAGGCCCCGGATAAAGTTGGGCATTTCCCACCATTCCCGCTGATGCGCGAACATGCCGCCCCGTGCGATGCTGCCGTCCTCGGCCAGCTCGGGTTCGTCCATGCGCCAGAAGGGTGCGACGGTCGTGGTCAATCGAAGCGCGGGTCGGGTTCGTGCTGGGCTTCTACGGCAGGCATCTCGCGCTTGGCGTATCGCTCAGGGAATCGGCGCTCGAGCATCCAGGCGGCGGCGGTCCACTGCTTGTCCATGTGCCGCAGGATCTTGCCGTGGATGCTGCTTTCTGCCTTGGCTTCTGCCTTTTCTATGAGCGTTGCAAAGTCGGCGTGGCGGGCCTTGTGGGAGCGCAGGCTGGCACCGCTGACGCCGTGCATCTGGGCAGCTCGGTCAGGCCAGACGCCCAGCTCGATGGTCCGCAGGATCTTGTCGATGACCTCGTCCGTCATCACGCTGCGCGGTCGCCCGCGTGGCTTGGCCTTGGCCTTAGCCATTCCGCACCGCCTTCTGCCCGGTCAGGTTCTCCCACCGCTGGACGATCACGTCGCAGTAGGCGGGGTCGATCTCCATGGCCAAGCATCTCCGGCTGGACTGTTCGCAAGCGATAAGGGTGGTTCCGGAGCCTGCGAACGGGTCCAAGATGCTATTGCCCTTCGCTGCCGACACGCTTGCCGCCATCACGGCGACGGGTTTTTGCGTGGGGTGCCACCGCTCCATGTCTCCCTTCTCCCGATTGTTCCAGCCGCCCCAGGGGACGCGTACAATGGACCTTGCCTGCCTGCGCCGCGACCAGCAAACCTCAAACGGTGCTCCGGGTATTGCGTCGGCGGCTTCTGATGCTCGCTTGTCCCAGATGATCCACGATCCCCCAGGCGGCAGTCGGTCGTAGAACCAGTCGCCGCCCCACAGCAAGACATCACCTGACGTCGCGCTCAAAACTGCGGTGGGGTCGAAGTGTTGGTCATCTCCATGCACGGGCTTGACGACCCTACGTGCGGAGTTGTCCATGCCATTCTGAGCGGTGCCTGCTGTCCCGCCGTACGACATGCCATACGGGGGGTCGCTGACCACCGCGTCGGGCTTCTCTCCCCCTAGAAGCGCCGCCATGTGTTCAGTGTTCGCACAGTCCCCACACAGCAGCCGATGCTGGCCTAGCGTCCACAGGTCGCCCGGCTGCGTGATCGGGTCGGCGGGCGGCTCCGGTGCCTCGTCCTCGACGATCTCGTCAGGCTCGAGGCCGCGCATCAGGCCGGCCAGCTCCTTATCGTCGAACGCCAGCATGTCGCGGGTCGGCTCGTCCATGCCGTCCAGCAGGCTGGCCAGCGTCTCGTCGTCCCATTCCGCGAGCTCGGCGGTGCGGTTGTCCGCGATGGCAAACTGGCTAGCGGTGGCGTTGTCATCGTCCAACACGACGGCCGCGATGGTCTCCCAGCCTAGCGCCTTTGCTGCCTCCAGCGTGCCGTTGCCCGCGCGCACGATCATGCCCTCGGCTTGCACCACGACGGGCTTGCGCTGCCCAAATGCGGACAGCGACGCCTTGATGGCGTCCAGGTTGCGCGGCCCGTGCTTGCGGGCGTTGGCCGGGTCGGGCGTCAGGTCCGCGATGGACATGGAAAGCCGCCGCAGCGGCTCCGCGATGTGGGCATCTGTCATTCGCTGGCGCTTTCGGCTCCAAGGGTGACGCGGCTGTAGATCGTCTGCAAGGCTGGCGAAGCGGCTAGGCGCTTCGACATGTCGCGGATGCCCTGGATCACGGTGCTGTGGTGCCTGTTGCCAATGAGCGCGGCGATCTCCCGGAGCTGCCATCCCTGCTCTCGTAGAGCTGCCATCAGCAACTTGCGCGGCGCGCTGACGGTCTGACTGCGTCCTGGGCCGAGCAACTGCTCACGGTTCACGCCGAACTCGGAGCAGATGCGGGCGATGTAGGGGTCTGCGTTGGTCTGTGTGTCGTTAATCATTGGAGTCTCGTTCGATCTTGGCCAGCTCGGAGCGCACCCACGCCTGCCCGGCGCTGCCTCCCCATAGGCCCCAGGCGATATTTGCGGCGCTGTCGCGCGGTGCGCTGCTGGCGTCCTGCCCTCCGTGGCGTGCGAAGTAGCTGGCCATGCGGCGCAGCGTGCTCTCGCTGATGTTGCGCCCGTTGGCTAGGTCTCGAGCGCGAGCCACGCCCACCTCGGTGCCGCCGCGCCCGTGGCGCTTGCGGCGTTCCAAAGCGTTGCGGGCGGTGCGGCGCACATCTGCGGGAGGCACTGGCATGGTGTGCATTATATCGCACACCGGCTACCAGACTCGGAAAAATATGAGCGGCCAAACTGCATTGGACTGCGCGAAGTTGTCAAACCCGGACGGAGGCCAGACCGTGCCGCCCTGCGTGTACAGGTAGCAGTCGAGCAGCAGCGTCGGGTAGCTGTTGGGGTCTGGTGGCGCGTAGGCGGTCCAGGTCCACGGCGTGCGTGGCGTCAGCACTAGATACGACGGCAGGCTGGTGCTGTAGGGGAAGAACTCAGCATGCACATCGAACTCGACCAGCAGCCCGTCGAGCCGACTGAGCACGGCCATCAGCCCACGACTGTCTTGGTCAAACGTCAACTGCGTGTTGAAGTCTCCGTAGCTGGTGCTGCCGTAGACGGTGCCTACCATGTCCAGCTCGTATTGCGGAACTGGCAACAATGGAGCCTCGACCACCACGCGCTTGGTGCAAGCAGCCAAGGCCAAGAAGCAGGCGAGCGGGTGTAGGTGTTTCATCTGTGCATGAAGTCTAACAGCCCCCGAAGCTTGTGCGCGGCGTGCAGCGGCTGCTTCTGATACTCAAGCATGCCGAACGACCCGAACCGGCTAGGCTGGCCGGTCAGCCGATAAGCCATGAACAAGCCGCCCCCGTGGGCGTCCCAGCGCAGCAGGTCGTGGAAGTAGAGCGAGCGCATGGCCGGGTGACGGTTGGCGGCGACGAACAGGTCCGTCAGCGTCTGGTTGTTCTGGGCCGCGCCCACGCCGACTAGGTGCTGCCCGCCCTCGTAGGCTAGCAAGGCAAGGCCGCGCTGCTGGGCCTCGATAGCGTTCTGCGAGGTGCGGAGCTGGTGCTGCTGCTGGCTGTTTAGGTCGCAGGCATGCAGCAGGGTCCGCAGATCCATGGCTGCGGTGGTCGCCGCGTTGCTTGAGCTGCCCAAGCTGCCGCCCCAATACGGGGCCACGGCGTAGGCATCGGCGTGCTGGTAGGCGTTCTGCCAGTC